GTAAACGTAGAACTTTTGGGCTAGCGACCCAGTTCCACTACCGCCTACGGCAAAGTCATAGCTTTGCGCCGTACCTCCGGTGTTTCGCAGTCGAAATAAAGAATACGCCGCTGGATCAGTCTGGGTAATTAAAACCGATGGCGTGCTAGACGATGCAGCAATGGCAATCTGGCCTCCGCTGACGGTGAGGTTGTTGGCGACCGTCGCGTTCCCGCTGCTATCTAGGAAAAACCGATTGGTCGCTATGCTTGAATTGGAAGTTAGGAAAAGTTGATTTCCTGCCGCGTAAATAGCTGCCTTTACCGTTCCACTTGAAAGCCCGTTGCTAGTCCATAGGAATCCCGTCCCATCGTAAATATAGCCATTTACGCTCGAGGAAGTGAGATTTAAACCTCCAGCAATAGTTGAGCTCCCAGTAATATTGACATTTCCGTTCAGGGTCGGGTTCGTTGGAATCGACAACGTCACCGCCGCGTCCGCGTTCGTCACCGTAATCTGATTAGCCGTTCCAGCGATCTGCGCGGCCTTCCAGAGCGAATTGGTCGCATCGCGCACCAGCACCGCGCCCGCAGCCGGCGGAGTGATGATCTGCACGTCGTGGATCTCGTCGAGCTCGTATCCGTTCTGCACGCGAACGTAGAGTTCGCCGTTTCCGGCATTGGCCCGTTCGATGATGCCGACATAAACCAAGTGATTCGGCGCGTACGGTTTGGTGGTCGTGATCGTGCCGGCGGTGGCGCCGAGGTACACCGTATCTCCGTCGTTGTAAGCGCCGAGGTTGAGTTTATCGACCACGCCGACGCACGTCACCGTTCCGGTCCCGTTCGGAGCGATTGAAGCATCAGAGACAACTCCGAAGGTCTTCGCCGATGTCGCATCGCTCGTATTGTAGGCGAGTTTGACCGAGGCGAAGCCACCCGTCGCCGAGTAGAGATAGACGACCTGCCCGCGGGTGATAGCCACGCTTTCCGCGTTCTTCACCGTCGCCGTCAACGTCTCCTGCGCGCCAGAAGCGTCGATGGTAATCGTTCCTGCACCATTCGTGATCGTGATGCCGGTGCCAGCCGTCAGCGTGTTGTTGACGAACGCCGAGCCGTTGCCAATCAGCAGTTGCCCGTTCGAGGGAACCGGAACGAGGTCCGTGAGCGAGGTCGCACCGCCACCACCTCCGCTGACTCCACGCGCCGCAGAAAGCGTCCAGACCGCGCTCCCGCGGTTCGGCTTCTCGGTGTTGCCGTCGATGTTCGAGACGAACGAGTCTCCGTTAAACGCGACGAGATCGAGCTTGTTGTAGGTCTCGCCAGACTGCCACTTGCCCCTCGGATTCAGTCCACGCGGCTCGGCGAACTCCTTGCGTAGCTGGTCAATTTCGCCGGCACGCGGGAAGCGCGCAAGTTCGGCTTCGACGATGCCCTTGACCGCGCTCGGCAACGAAGCGGCGTGCTGCGCGATCTTCTCCTCGGCCCGCTTCTCAAGCTCCGTGTTGCGCTCGCGCTCGGCCATCAAGGCCGAATACTTCGCCGCGGCGGAGACCTCGAGCGTCTTCAGGATCTCGCCGACCTGCTCGGACACGTCACCGCGGAGCGCCTCGACATACTCCTCGGTCTTCTTGTTGCAGAACTCCTCAAGCTCCGTCCGCAACTGCGGTTCTACCTGCTCGAAGGTTTTCTCGATCTCGGTGCCGAGGTACTCGCGCAGCTGCGGCAACTGCTCAACGAGTTGCTTGAGCTCGCTGCGCTGGACGATGGCGAGTTCAATCAGCCGGTCGATCTGGGTCTGGGTGTCCATTTGTAAATGTTAGCTCCGTCCCTTGAGTTGCGTCTGACAAACTGCGTAGCGCTGCGCGTTGTCCGGATAGTCCTTGAGCATCGTCGGATTCGCCATGCAGCGCGACAGGAAATCGTCGCCCTTTTCGCCTTTGTTCGGAGTCGGCATGATGAACTCCGTCTTCGGCTTCTCGGTCGCAAGCTCGGTCAGCGGTTTCTCGAGGATCGGCTTCGCCGCGTCGATCGCTCGTGCGTGCATATCCGCGGCACGAATGGAAAGCTGCTTGCGATACTCGGTAACGGCATCGAGCCAAGCGTTCGGACTGACCGTCTCGCCCTTGACCGCAAGCTGCACCTCGTCCTTGGCGGCGGCGAAGATCGTCGGCTTCGAGACGGAAGTCGGAACCTCGAGGCGCTGCTTGTTCAGTTTCTCGACGATCGCGTTTGCCCACGTCCGTCCCTCGTCGCCGCCCCATCCCATCCAAGCCTGCCATCCCTTGCCCTTGTCCGACCACGTCGAACCCTTCTTGTCGATTTCGTGCCGGTCGAAATAGGCCTTCATCCTGCGAACCGTCTCCGGCGAAAGCGCTTTGCGGTTCTGAATGTCGCGGGCGCGGGCGATTCCGACGGCGGTCATACCGCGTTGCGACGGCGGCTTGCTGGCGCGTACCTCGAGCGCACGGCTGGCATTTGCGGCCATCCGATCGTTCGGGACGTAGGAGTCCTCGGCGAAGTTGATCGTGATGAGATCCGCGGAGGCGTTGACCTGCTCGACGGGAGCGTCGGGCGTGGCGCTCTCGGCGATATCGGGCGAAGCCGGAGCAACAGATTCCTTCTGCGTTTGAGCAGCGGAGGCGGCAACTTGATTACCGGCCGAAGCGGCCGCGGCGGGAGTGCTCGGAAGCGAGTTAGTGACGAGGCGGATCGCCGTCTCCGGTAGCTCGTACTTCTGCGCGAGCTCCTTGACGTAGGCCGCTTCCATCGCGATCTGCTCGAGGCGAGCGAAGGCGTCGGTGCCTTGCTCCGCGGCGATCTCTTGGAGCGACTTCGCGCCCTGCCGGTTCTCGTTCATGTTCGCCGAGGACTCGCGGCCGACGTCGATCGTCACCTTCGGCGGGAAGCGCCACTCACCGCGGGTCGCACGCTTGAGCGCGTGGACCGGCGTCTCTCCTGACTCGAGCGGAGGCGGCGGGATCTCGCCGCGGGCGATGGCGTCGAGGATCACCGCGTTCTTGATCGGATCGAGAACCTTGTCGACGAGTACGCCTTGATGCTTCGTGAACACGCGGTCGGCCGCGGCAAACTCAGCGCGAACGCTCGGCCCCTTGTAGTCCTGAGTCCCGAACAGCACACCTTCCGGGATGCCGATGCCGATCGCGATCTCGTGCATCAAGTGCTGGACAAATCCGGCGAACGCTTGCGACGGGCGAGAAGGCATCACCTCGATCCGGTCGGCCGTTCCGAAGTAGCGGATCATCCCGACCTCGGAGAGCTCGTTCTTCTGCGACTGACCGCTCGGTAGCGTGATCGACGGGTTGGGCGTGAAAAGGTTGCGAGGATTCGCCGCCGCCTTGTCCGAGAATACAAGCGCCGCCTGCTGCGACGCGAAGCGGACGCCGGTCTTCTCCGCCTCGAGGATCGCGTAAAGCATACGCGCCGAGCGGATGCAGGCGTGAAAGTCGGAGACGCCGCGGAACTGATCCGAGCGGAACGGGTCGAAGTAGTGACAGAAGTTCGAGGCCGGAATCTCTTCCGGGTCGAAATAGACTCCGTCCTTCGTGACGCGGTAGACCTGATACGAGACCGGGCGCCCGAACTCGTCGACCGTCACGCCTTGGTAATAGTTCGCCGGACCTGCCACGAGCGCGTTCGGATTTCCGATGCGAGTCGCCGGGACGATCTGAACCTTGAGTTCCTTGTCCACGCGCCGCAGGACGAAGCCGAAGTCGCCGTCCACCGGGCGCTCTTCGCATCCGATCTGAACGAGCTTTCGGAACGAGTGCCGGCCCGAAACGTCGGCGCGCTTGCACCAGTCGTGGAAGTATTCGTTGACGATCCCGTTGTAGTCCTTGTTCCCCGTGCCGGCCGAGAACTCCTGCGGCGTCAGGTAGAGCGAGAACTTGCGCGTGATCTCGCGAGCCTGCGGGAAGTTTTCGACGAGGTCGCGGGCTTCCCACATCATAACGATCCGGTCGCGGACGGTCTGCGTGGATTCGCTCGGCTGGCCGTACTGGCGCGGCGCGTAGATGCGATCGGTCAGCGCGGCGTTGTAGCTGAAGAGCTCACGCTGGACGCGAGCCTCGAGTCGCTTGAGCGCATAGGCCGGAGCGACGGTTTCGATGGCGCGCTCGAACCACGGGCGGTTGCGGATGACCTTCTGAAAATCAAACGGCGGGTGCTCCATGTTAGTTCCCGTTGAAACTGACAAAAGTGACCGTGTCTGTCGTCCCGTTCGCGTCGTCGATCGCGGCTTGAATCTGGCCGAGCATGGCGTTTAGCCGGCCGAGGTCGGCGCGGGTGACGCTCTTCCCGTTCAGGCTGTAGCTCGTATTGAGCAGGCAAGCGCGGATCGCCGCGATCGTCTCGGTCTTGAGAGTCGCGAGCGTTCCGGTGTCGAGGCCCAGAAACGGGTTGTCCATCGCCATGCCCTAGCGCATGGCGTAAAAATCGAATCTTACACGCTCGGACTTTGGGGCGCGTACTTGATGAAGCCGGCGATCGTCGCCATGCAGAGCATCATCGCCGAGGTATCAAGGCCGTGGTTCGGCGCGTTGCTTTTGACCTCCCGCCACTCCCAGACGCCGGTGCGGACCTCGACCTTGTGCTCGCCCTTCAGGTGTTCGAGGTAGAGCGGATTGACGTCCTCCGGCATGTCCCACTTCAGGTCGCCCTTGCCCTCGATCGCGAGCGAGAGCACGTCCTTGAAATAATCGCCGCTCCAGTCGTAGTAGTAGACATCGCCGCCGCGGTAGTCCGAGACCCGAGGCTCGGAGAACGGGAAGTTGACCATCTGCCCGGAGCCCTCGTCCCGCATCGTCCAAGTCTTCCGGCCGTAGCCGCGCATCCCGCGCCAGCCGAACTCGGCGCAGTCACGGTCGACATCTGCCGGCCGGTAGCCGCGGTCCTGCGCCACGCAGGCGTCAGGGACGGCGTATCGTTGCTGCAACTGCCGAAGCTGGTCCCGCGTCTCGATGCGGCCGAACCAAAGCTGCCGATACCGCGGACCTTGCGCCGTCGAGAAGGCGCCGACCTCGACCCACCAATGATCCTGCTGACGGTCGATCGCCATGAAGCGGATAGATTCGTCCGGGATCGCTTGGCCGGCGGAGTAGGTCGCGGTCGTGTAGCCTGACTTGGTCGTGAAGATCGAAACGGTCTTCTTCTCCACGATCCACGGCCGCGCCTCGCGCTTCGTGCGAAACTCAACGAGCGGCGTCTCGTCGCCGGTTCTGACAAGGTGATTCTGCGCCGCGGCCCACTCCTCGACGAGGAGCCGCATCGGCCGAGAGACCACGGCCTCAACCCGATAGGAGCGGACATCCGCGGGCGCCTTCGCGTTCTGCGCGACGAAGCGTCCGGTGCGCTTCCATGCTGCGCGGGTCGCGTCCGAGTCGTCGGTCTGGTGCTGGCAATGGGGGCACTTGAAATGCACCGACTCAATCACGCGAGCGACGTCCCATGTCTCGTCATCGCGCCGAGCCTTACGGTCCCACGCTACGCCGCCGGCGATCTCGCCGCGCTCGTCGCGGATCGCGAACGCGGCCGGGTGAATCCGCTTGCACGCAGGACATTCGACCGACCACTCGCCCTCGTGGCCGGAGCGGAAGGACGTGTCCTCGACGTTCCCCGTCTCCGCGTCCATGATCGGCGCTTGGCTCACGTTGTAGATCTTCGAGCGCCCGACCTCCTCGAACTTCGAGACGCGAGCGACGGCGTGACCGTAGACCTCCTGCCAGCGCGGGAGCCATATCTCGTCGTTGACCTTGTAGCGGATGGATTGCGACTGCTGGGTCGAAAGGTTCGCCGGATTGAGCGTCAGGAAAAAGCCGCCGAAGTAAGTCTCGGTCGTCGTCCGCTGCGGCCCCGGCCGCGGCAGCATCGAGGAGACCGGCTTGCACCGCTCGAGGATCGGATTGAGCCGGCTCTTCGCGTGCCGCTCGACCATGTCCTCGGTCTGCATCGTCCACGAGATCGGTCCGGGATCGTTGACGATCACCCACGGAATCCAGACGTCAGCGACGAGTGTTCCGCCGACTTGGACCGCTTTCCTGAAGTGAACGCGGCGCACGAGCGGATCTTGCAGCGCGTCGAAGATCGGCAGGAGCCACGGCGTCAGCTTCGCGTTGAACGGTCCCGGCGTCGCGTAGCTCTCCGGCAGCACAACGTGCTTGCGCGCCCACTCGTAAATCGGCGAGCGGTCCGGCCGCGGTAGCCGCCACTTCTCGAGGATCTTCGCGACCTCGCTCATGCCGGCTGCGGCTCCGGCGCCTTCTTCGGCCGTCCTCCGCGCTTGCCGTTCAGCCGCGCAGCCGCGGCCTTGCGGTCAGACTTGACCCGACCTCCGAGGCGACCGAGCGCGACGGCGGCGGGATTTTTTGGTGCGTCGTTCATGGGTAAAAATTGGGGCGGGTGATTAGCCCGCCCCGTGGCGCTTCAGCCGACGTGCGTGACGCGGCCGTTGCGAAACCAGATCGGAACCTCCTTGCTCACGCCGTTCGTCTCGACGGTGTGGACCTCACCAACGTAGTCGGACTGTTGATCGGCGTAGCCAGCGCGATGCAGGACGGTGCGGATGGAAATCAGGCGGGCGGGAAGCCCGAGCTTCTCGGTGATGGCATTGATCTCACGGATGCGGGCGCTGTCGGTTTCGATCAGGTTAGAGGTCATGTTGGTCGTTGTTGTTGGTTGGTTGTCGTTGTTGACGAGACAGACGAAAAACCCAACCGCTCCGGTTTATCAAGCACTTTTTTCAACTATTTTTCGGACAGTCCGAATCACTCGGCGTCCCTCTGCTCGGCCAATGCCTCGGCTTGGAAGTTAGCGATGTTCCCAGCGACGACCTCGCGGATCTCCTCGAGGATCGCGCCGCCCTCGACGTTCGCCTCCGCGGCCGACTTGCCGGCGACCCGCGGCCCGAGTTCGACCTCGAGCTTGAGGCGCAGCAGCAGGTCGAGCTTCTGCGCTAGCACGCCGAGCATTTCCTCGACGACTTCGCGGTCGATCACGTCGCCGGACTCGCGCCGGTTCTTCGCTCGAGCAAGCTCGATCTGCTCGCGCATGAGTTCGGCTTTGAGGTCGGCCAGCGTCTTCGTCGCCGTGTCGCGGCCGATCAACTTCTCCGCGCAGAAGCGCCGCCACTCCTTGATGTTTTCCTTGCGGCCGTCCGGGTGTTTCTTCGGAGCTTCGTCAGGGAAGCGTTCGCGTGCCTCGTAGATCGTCCGCCGGCCGAGCCCGAGTTCCTTCGCAAGCGCGGTCGTGTCCTTGACCCATTCCTCGCCGGCCTGCTTCGTCTCGTACTCGTCGAGCGCCTTGCGCTCCGATGTCGTCAGCGTCTTCCCCGCTCGGAGCTTCTTCGTGATGTTGGCGACGTTCGCCTTCGCGAGAATCTCGGCGGGATTCTTCGGCTCGTCGCTCACAGCTTGCGCGGTTCCTTGCCGGTCGCATCAGCCCAGCGTTGGATTGCGACGGCGACGTAGGCGGGATTTAGCTCGATGGCGCGGCACTTTCTGCCGGTACGTTCGCAGGCGATGATGGTCGTGCCGCTTCCGCTGAAAGGTTCATAGACGAGCTCGCCTTGCTTTGAGTTGTTTCGGATCGGGCGTTCCATGCACTCGATCGGCTTCTGCGTGCTGTGGCCGGTCTCGCTCTTCTTCGGCTTGTCGATTTCCCAGAGCGTGCTTTGCGTACGGTCGCCGTTGTAGTGTCCGGCGCGTCCTTTGCGGACGGCGTACCAGCAAGGCTCGTGGTGGCGATGGTAATCTCCGCGACCGATGACGAACTGATGCTTCGCCCAGACGATCTGTGCTCGAATCTGAAGCTGGCAAGCGATCAAACTTTCCGCGACGACGTGTGCCATGTTTCCGGCGTGCCAGACGTATGCGACATCTCCGGAAAATAATTTCCACGCCTCGCTCCAGTCGGAGCGATCGTCGTTGGATACCTTGCCCCTCGCTCCGTTCGGCGTGTTCTTTTCCGGCATCGCGTCCTCCCGCCACGAACTGTCATAGTCGACCCCATACGGCGGGTCCGTCACCATCAGATGCGGCTTCTCGTCCCCGAGCAAACGCTTGACGACCTCGGCGCTCGTTGAGTCGCCGCAAGTGATCTTGTGATCCCCAAGTTGCCAGACCTGCCCGAGCTCCACTCCCCACTTCGCCCGTAGCTCCTCGGCTTTGTCGATCTGCGGTTCCGCGTCCACGTCGCTGCCCGCGGCCTCCGGCGCGAGTTCCTCGAGGTCGGCCGCGTCGAATCCGATGTCCTCAAGCGGGAAGTCCTCGGCCTTCAGCGAGGCGAGAACGTCGCCGAGCTTCTCGTCCCATTCCGCAAGCTCCGCGCTTCGGTTGTCCGCGATCCCAAACGCGGTCGCCTGCGTGCCGGCGAGATCGGTGCGGACGATCTGGATCTCGGACCAGCCGAGCTCCTGCGCGGCGGCAAGCGTTCCGTTGCCGGCGAGGACGATTCCCTTCGCGTCGACGACGATCGGCTTTTGCTGACCGAATCGGCGCAGCGACGCCTTGATCGCGTCGAGGTTCTTCTTGCCGTGCTTGCGCAGGTTGGCCGGGTCGAACGAGAGGGTGTCGCACGGGACGGTTTCGAGCTTCATCGGAAAGTTTTGAATGTGCGCTTGTTAGAAAAAGCTAAATGCGATTTTTCTCTCTAGGTCTTGCAACC